GGCAATGAAAGAAGGGGCAAAGAAATGTTTAGGCATAGACCTGAATGAGCGTGAAACGGCTAAAATAGCAGCCGAAGCGTTTAAGTTTACTTATGAATACGGCTACCGTTATAACATGAACTTACCATTTGTACTAAGTCCGCAATTTGACATCGTATTAAACTATGGGGTAGTGTATCACCTATACAACCCGGTACAAGGTATTCTTAATTCGTTATTAGCCGCAAAGGAGTTGGTATTGATTGAAAGTGCAGTAAACCAACTAAACGGCAAAGGATTCAACAATTTAGTACATGATGGAGATGACACAAACTATTGGCTACCTTCAGGCGAACAATTTAGAGAGGCGATTGAAATGGCATTGAGACTATCAGGGAAAATAGGGCAAATTGAACTTAACGTATCTAATAGCGATTTAAGAGCAACCGCAAAAATAATATTAACATAAGGAGAAAGTAAAATGGGAAAAGTTAAGTTTACTCAGGAGTTATTTGAAAACATCTGTAAGGACATAGCAACATCAAGCAAAGGGCTAAAAGAAGTTTGTGAAAGCCACGGTGTAACTTCAAGAGTATTTTATAGTTGGATACAGAAAGATGAAGCATTACTTCACATATACACACGTGCGCGCGAAGAGCAGGCCGATTTGTTAGCCGATGAGATTATCAAATTAGCTGACGATAAAACAGGTGATACTCAGGCGGGTGAGTTTGGCGATGTAGGTAATGCGGCCAATATTGCCCGTTCACGTTTGCAGGTTGAAGCCCGCAAATGGATAGCCGCAAAACTGAAGCCTAAGAAGTACGGTGATAAAGTAGAGGTTGAAAGCAATGTGAACATTCAAAGTTTGCCCGATTGGTTAACAAAGAAAATTGACTAAACAGCGACTTATACTTTTTTTCAGTAAAAAAATGCCTCAAAACACGACCTTTTAAAACGTTCGTATAAAATGATACTAAACCCAAACTTTGTATTTATTGAAAAGAATATAAGTGAAAAGCGTGTACTTGCATTACAGGGCGGTACACGTTCGGGTAAGACTTATTCAGTATTGCAATGGATTGTGCGCCAATGTATGCAGTATAAAGGGTTGACTATCTCAATAGTTCGTGCCACGTTGCCAGCATTAAAGGCTTCTGCTATGCGGGATTTTGTGGAGATACTAACCAATTTGGGGTTGTATTCTGAAAGCCAGCACAACATGACCGAAAATGTGTACACCTTAAACGGGAACACGATTGAATTTTTTAGTGTAGATAATGAGCAGAAGTTAAGGGGGCGAAAACGAGACCTTTTGTTTGTTAATGAGGCTAATGAGATTACACTTGAGCAGTGGAGGCAGTTGGTATTTCGTACCACGGGCCGAATAATTATCGACTACAACCCTTCAATGGTGGACTCATGGATATACGACCATGTGCTTACACGTGAGGATTGCGGATTGTTAGTAACCACTTACAAAGACAACCCACACCTTAGCGAGTACATCATACGAGAAATTGAAGCCTTACAAGATGCCGACCCTGAATATTGGAAAGTTTTTGGTCTCGGAGAAAGAGGCCAATTAAAAGATTTAGTTTTCAATAATTGGGTGCAAGTGCCTGCAATGCCGCAAGATGCAAAATTAATAGGTTACGGAATGGATTTCGGATTTTCGGTTGACCCGACCACGTTAATAGAAGTAAGGCAGCAAAACGGTGAGTTATGGTTAAGAGAGGTATTGTACCGTACCAACATGACCAACACGGATATTGGAAACTTTTTAAAACAGCAAGGCATAGCACGTGAGGAAATAGTTGCCGATAGTGCTGAACCTAAAAGTATTGAAGAAATAAGGCGGCAAGGGTTCAACATTCAACCAGCTTTAAAAGGGCCGGATTCAATTAATAACGGCATAGACATTTTAAGGCGGTACAAAATGAATGTTACACAAGATAGCCTAAACTTAATCAAAGAATTAAGGTCATACAAATGGGCAACGGATAAAGATGGTAAAGCTACAGGCAAGCCAGTTGACTACATGAACCACACGATAGATGCACTCCGATACCTTGCATTAAACAAACTGAACAACCGACCGAGAGGTGTCTATAAGCTGATAGGCTTTTAGCAAATTTGCCCGCTTATTATATTTTAAGGTATATGATAAGCAACTACAAAAACTTAACGATTAAGCAATTTCTCAACTGCAAGCGGATAAGCGACACGGTTCAAGACCCTATTGACCGAAATGTACGTTTGCTATCCGAGATAACCGGGCGCAGCGTGGATGAGATAGAAAGTTTGCCATTGGGTGAACTTAAAGACCAGCTAAAGCAATTAGCCTCGATTGAAACCATTGACCCAAACCAAAAGTTAAAACTTAAATTCAAAGTAAAGGGCAGGCAGTTTGAGGTGATATGGAAAGCGCAGGAATTAACAGCCGCTCAATATATTGACGTTACCCACTTTGCAAAGGATAGCACACAGGTAATTTACAACGTTCATAATATGTTGGCCGCAATAAGCGTGGAGCGGACATGGTTCGGCAAGCGCAAAAAGTACGATGGAGCGAAGCATAAGGAGATAGCCGACCTATTTTACAACCACATGACTATTGAACAAGCCTATCCAATCATGCTTTTTTTTTGCAAGTTTTACGAGGCATTGGCAAACAATATCCTAACCTATTTGAGCGAGGAAGCGAAAGCGGTGTTAGCGAAAGTGGAGCAGGATTTTGGGAAAAGTACGGCATGATAGCAGTTATTAATCAAATGGCTAACAACGACCGCAGCAAATGGGATTATTATTTTGACATGAATGTAACCGAGTTTCTTAACACGATAGCATTTCACAAAGATAGGAACGAACATGAGCGGACGGAATTAGAGAAAATAAAAAATGGCAAGGTTTAGCGAGGCATACAACATAGCAAGTAAATTCGGAACGGCTACAAAGGACATCGAGCAGGCTGTTGATAATACCATTGAAGGCATTACCATGGCGTGGATGAATGAGGGCATGAACTTAATGAACGTCCAATTGCAAAAGACAAGCAAAAGCCGTGCAAATACTTTAGGCCAAAGTTTATTTTTAACTCCGGTTGAAGTTGCGGGTGATACTTTTACTTTTAAGATAGCTACGCCTTTAGAGTATGCGGATTATGTAGACAAGGGTGTGAAAGGGGTGTACAAAAACAAAGCCCCGAAAAGTCCATACAGTTTTAAAAACTTAGGCACACCGAAAGCCATGGTTGATAGTTTCAAGAAGTGGAGCGCACAAGCTGGAGTAATAGCAGTAAAAGGGACAAAGGCCAGCTTTAAGGGTAAGAGTAAAAAGAAAGCAATGTCGGATCAAGAGCGTATAGCCAAAACATTGGCAGTATGGACAAAGATAAGCGGTATAAAGCCAAAGAATTATATAGAGAAAGCAGCAAGCCCAAAAAGGGTGAAACAATTAGCCGACACTTTAAGCAAAGCAATAGGCCGTACCATAACAGTTAATTTAACAGCATAATGGCAATAACAGTAATAGAAACACCAAAGAGTTATAATCCGATATACAACGATAATGTTGTGTTACTATCAAGCAACTTGACTTCAAATCCAAAGTTTAAGTTTGTGATTGATGTTGAGTTGCAGGAAGGTGCATTTTTTTTATCTCTAGGCAGGTTCAAATGTCCAGCTATTGGGGATTTAGCAACAAATACAACGAGAGGCTATTTTAACTTAAAGGAGTTGTTAAGCAGTTCTTTTTTCTTCGCAACAAAAGACATAACGACACTTGATAAAAAGAGTTGGCCTATCCGAATAACACCGGGTGAAGAATATGCAGCAAGTCCAACGGCAGCCCCTGTATATTATCCTGCAAGCGGTCAAGCGTTCACTTATGTAGGTTTCAATGGTTCGTTAAGATTAAAAGAGTACATCGACTTTGTGCCAACTGATTTAATCAACACAACAACCATAGCCGCTTCGAGTGGGATAGGACAATATGCTTTGTCAAGCTATTTCCCGAAAAAAGTATTGCCGTCAACCATTAATGAATTAACCTTTTTAACCAACGGTGGAACAAACACACGTGCAAGGGTGCGATATTATAACGGTGCAACCTTAATAACAAGTCAAGTATTAACCACACCAACGGCAAACAATACCGATGTAACCGTGGATATAAGCTATGCGGCATTAACCGTGCCAAGTACAGCAACCCGATACACGGTTCAGCTTGAAAGAATAAGCAATGGTAACGCCTTAAGCCCTGAATATGAATATCAGATTGGCACACCATGCAGCAAATTTGAAAAGATTAATGTGTACTTTCAGAATAAGTGGGGCGGCATCGATGCGTATGTGTTCAACATGAGGGAAACAGTAACCGACCAAATAGAGCGCAACAACTATAAAAAAATGGATAGGTATATTCAAACCTATAACACCTACAACCAAGCCTCTCAAACATATGCAAGTAACATTAAAACTACTCACGTACTAAATACTGATTGGGTAACTGAAGACGAAATGAATTGGTTAAGTGAGTTGGCAGAAAGTAACAACGTGATAATGTCTTATGATGGTACGGTTACTTATTCGGGCGGAAGTAATGCGTATGTTGAGTTATTTTTTGATGAATGGTCAAGTAATGGCAATGTGGTTGGGAATATTACAGCAACATTTAATACGCCTTTTGGCACTTTCCCGATTACAATACCTGACGGTACGCCTTATGATACTTTTGGTGATGGATTTATTGATATTGAAGTTATACCGCTTTTACAAGCATCTGGGCTATCAGCTTATTATGACTTTGTAACTTTAGGTGGTGCAAGTGAAGCACGTGTAAGAATTATTGCAAAAAACTTAGGCACGGGGTCAAACATTACAAGTGTAACTGTTTCAGGTGATGTGGTTGCAGAAAACAACACACCGGGTACAAACTTCACTACAATAAATTATCCAACTCAAATACCCGTAACAGTAGATAACACAACCTTTGAATTTAAGAAGTCAACCGTTGACAAGTTATTCCAACTTCAACTAACGGTAACTGAAACTTCAATTTACAATAGACAAACGCAATAATGAAGTCAAGACTATACATAGGTGGTGTTAATGTGGATTTATTCGATGATGTGCCGATTACTATTAACTATTCAGTAACCGACATCAAAGAGCCTGCAAGCCGCACCGTATCATATACCAAAACAATAGAGTTACCAAACACTCCGAACAACGCACAAATATTTAAACAGTTGTTTGTCATCAATAAGGATAATACGATAAACTCGTTTGACCCGAATTTAAGGGTAGTTGCATTTGTGCAAAACGGTACATCTACATTGATTGAAGGATTTTTCCAATTGACAAATATTGTCAAGTTAGGAAATGACATCAAATACGAAGGTGTTATTTACAGCGAAGGGAAAAGCCTGTTTTCGCAAATGGGTGATAGCTTTATTGTGGGTAATGCAGATAGTTCAAAGGACGTTGATTTAGATACCGGAACTACTTTAAATTATTGGAATTATGCTAATACAGAATTTAGCAAAACATTAATTGATAATTTCCCGGCAAGTAGTAGAGAGGGGCAAATATTTATTTACGATAACGGAGATAGCACGTTAAGCGGCAGTACATACTCATTACCGAAAGAGTGTTTGAGATTGGCATTAAAATTTAAGCACATTTGGGATAGGATATTCACTAAGTATGGAGAAACCTATTCGAGTACATTTTTAAACAGCGCATTTTTCAGGCGCATGGTTTATTTAGATATGCACAAAAGCGTACCAAATGATGACATATACCTGTATGCAACGGTAAAAATGATACCGAGTGGTGCGTTTCAAGACGCTTTATTTTTTGAGCCAACTGTAAAATTCAATACTGAAATATCAGATGTTGGCAATAGGTATTCATCAACTACAGGCCGTTACACAAATACAGGCAGCACACGTGATTTTCAAGTATATACTAAATTAGGGCTGCAAGCACAATTAAAATTTACAGCTAATTATACAGCCGTAAATGAAACAGTAACCGTAAGCATGAGAGCCGCCCTGAATTCATTTGGATTTACAAGTAATTTGGGCAATGTTATTACTCAAACATTTACCTTAAATGGCTCATACACTACAGGACAAACGATAAATTTTAATTTAACAGGATTGGACCCTGCTCAATATACAAGTCAATTTTTTATAACAGTACCAAATGTTACGTTAAATCAATGGGTCAAAATTGATATAACAGGCAGTTTTTCTCAATCAGGCGCAGCACCTGTAGAACCTTTAGTAAGTATTTTAAATAATAGCGAATTTACAGTAAAGCCAGTAAGTAGACTTATTCAATACGGTGATGTTTACCCGAAAAAAGCAGTAATAGCAAATCAGCATAAGCAAAAAGACTTTATAGTTGATGTGCTGCGAATGTTTAATCTGTATGTACTATTTGATGGCACGAACTATATAATTGAACCACGTGATACATTTTACAGTTTAGGTAACGTGATAGATTGGACTAATAAAGTAGACCGTTCACAACCAATTGAGATAATACCAGTAGGTCAATTAAATTGGAAACAAATTACATTTAAAGGTGCAGCCGATAAAGATTATTATTCAGATAGGTACACAACCGATTATGAAGAGATATACGGCCAACAAGATGTATTCAATAATAACGAGTTTATAACCGAAACCAAAACAGTTGAGTTGAAATTTGCTCCGCCAATGTCTGTAAGTACAAATGTGGCTTATCCTAAAATCCAGCATATGTATAAACTCAACAACGGTGTTTCAGAAGCTATTGATGGGATGCCGAGATATGCTTATTGGGGTGGATGGAAGGAGGAAGGATTAGTTAATTTCCAGTTGACAGGTGGGGCGAGTACATTAACATATACAGGTTATCCATACATTGGGGAATTTGACGATCCCAATAACCCCACATTAAGCGTTTTATTTGGGCCGCCAAAATCTATTTATTATGAAATAGGTGGAGTATTGACCATACCAAACAATGACTTATACATTGCATACTACAATAACGAATTAAACAACCAAATAAGCGCAAATGCTAAATTGATTAGATGTTCAGTATTCCTTACACCACAGGAAATAAACAACCTTAAACTATACGATACCGTAATAGTTGACGGAGTGCAATGCTTAATAGGTAAGATAAGTGATTACGATACTAACAACATACAACCTACACAAGTTGAACTTATACAATACGTACAATAATGGCAGAAAAGATAGTTTTAGAAACCGAAATAAAAACCGGTAATAGTGGAAACTCAGTAAAAGGCTTAAAAGCTGAATTACGTGAGTTAACAAAACAGTTAGGCACACTTGAACAAGGCAGTCAGGCGTTTAATGATGCGGCTAAAAGAGCGGGGCAATTAAAAGAACAGATACGTGGTATAGCTGATGCAATAGACGATGCCGACCCTGAGAAAGCATTTGGCCCATTTTCACGTACTGTTGCAGGATTAGCAGGCGGATTTAGTGCAGCACAAGGCGCAATGGCTTTGTTTGGTTCAGAAAGTGAAGACCTAGAAAAAACGTTAGTTCGGGTTCAAGGTGCAATGGCATTAAGTCAAGGCATTAACTCGTTATTAGAGTTTAGGAACGATTTTAAGGACTTAGGCAAAATAATTTCAGGCCAAGTAGTTAAAGCATTTACTACACTAAGAGGTGCTTTGATTGCAACAGGTATTGGAGCGTTGGTTGTTACATTAGGTACTTTAATAGCAAATTGGAAAGATTTTAGCCGCGCAATGACTGATGCGTTTCCTAGTTTTAAAGTAGTTACAGATTTCTTTAATAACTTTAGGCAAATAGGTGTAGGGACATTAAAAGCCATAGTAGAAAGTTTTAAAGTTATAGGAGACGTAGTAGCTAAATTATTTAAAGGGGAGTTTAGCGAGGCAATGGATGCGGCCAAAGGATTTGGAGCAAGGGTAGCAACTGCATATAATGAGGGATTTGCAGAAGAAGATAGAAAAGTTAAAATAGAAAACAGTTTAAAGCAAAGAAAGTTTGAA